ACAACATCCCCAACCTTCCAATTTTGAAACACAACACCATCAAGCGAACCAACAAGCCCTAAACCGTAAACCTTCCATTTATTAGCCCAATAACTATTTTTAATATTTTGCTCTTTAAATAGTTCTTTAAACGGTAAATCAAAATTGATAAATCCTTTTGTTTTGTATTCAATAATTGACGCTACTTCGTTTTTATCAAGATACTCATTGTCAAGATAGGTTAATGTGATGTGATTATTCTCGTTTATGAAGTCATCACCCCAAAATAACGCATCAGGATTGTAGTCGATAATTGTCAATTTTGCACGGGAAATAAATTGGATAGCTGTTTCAATATCCATTTTATCCGCTTCGTTTATGTAAAGAATATCACGCCTAAAACCCTTACCAACATCGCTCACATCAGCACCCAAGAAATCCAAATATGATTCATTAAAATACTCATGCTTTGATTCTGAGCGGTTAAAATCATTTTCTGTTTCAAACACACCCCAATCTTTACAAACTTTTTTGTAATCACGAATAACAGTCCGTTTCATTTTAGACAATTCACTACTCAATATTGTAGCCTCTTTTGGGCTGCTAAGTAATGATTGGATAATCAACTGAATAATGGATATTGTTTTGGATGCGCCTTGACCTCCACAAACAACAAAGACCTTTTCTTGTGGATTATTCAAGATTAGGTCTTTAATTTTAAAGTAAGCCTTTGTATATTTATACTTATTCCCTGCTTCCAATGTCGGGTAAATTTGGAATATTTAAACCTCCTTTTATTTCTGTTTCTTTCTTGTCAACCAATCCATTCAAGCGCGCTGTTATGTTTGAATTGTACTGCCCAACCATGCCTCCTTCGATTTGGTCGTTTCTGATTGCATCGCGCACACGTGTAATGATAGGGCTATATTCCTCATACCTCCCATCTGTATTTTTGATATAATGGTCAAGAGTAACCTCGTTATCATAGCAGAAAGTCTTAAACCCCTCCATCGTCAAAGGTCGCTCCAAAGGCTTTCTAACCTCAGTCCCATCTTTACCTACATAGTCAAACACAAAGCGCGGGTTATCCTTAACATCCTTTCTGTACGCTTCAAACAACTCCCACATTTTTTCGGGTGTTTCGATGTATTTATGCTTTCCCATTGTTTTTGAATATTTCGTTATAATCCGAATCCTTCCCACACCACCAAGACTTGATGTTTTCACGTGTTGTTTGCTCTAACCAACACGCTCTGAAATCATAAGTCCAAACAGTTCTTTTGCCTATCCATTCTCCATCTACAATTCTCCAACCGATGTTATTTTTATCTAAGAAAACACCACGTGAATCTTCAATAATACAACGTGCAAAAGCATTGGAAATATCACTCACAAACGATTTGTTTCTTGTAGTACACAACCCATGCAGGCTGCTGAACATTCCATGTCTGCGTTACCGTTCCATTTAAGCCACAATCCATGCTTGATTTGGCTGTGCTGCTTTGCTCAGTCCAATAGCCTTGATTGCCTTGGATAAACGTAACCTCTCTACATTGACACATTGGTGTTGATGGTGTTTCTTTCTTGCAGGATGCGAGCGCAAATAGTCCCGCAATTAAAATTAGTCTTTTCATTTTATTTAGTTTTATTCTTTGGCGCTGGCTTTGCCTTTGGCGCTTCCTTCACTTCAACTTGTGGCTCAACTTGTGTGCCTTTTTTTAATTTGTCTTTACCGCTCATAGCTTTTAATTTTAGTTTTAAAATCATTTATAATAGTCCATGCGCTACGGTGTGATATATTCAAATATCTTGCCACACCTCGCACTGTCCGTATTCCTTTGTTAACGTATAAATCAAAAAATAGTTTCTCAGATGGCTTGGCTTGTAGTAAGTATTTTGCCAGTGAAAATTCTAAATTTTGTTCATCTTCGCAGTATTCATCACTCTCGATGTCTGCGCTCAGCTCATGTTCATTTGCAAATATAGTATTTATTTTATTCGATTGACTGTTTTTCCAACGATATTCTGTGTTTGCTAAATGCTTAATCCAGCTAAGGCTTAGGTCTTTTATGATATGTTTTTTTTCAATGCAAATTAAATACAAGTCTGTTTTGATGCTTTCGCGGTTTGGGCTCTTGCACTTCGACATATTAGCCGCGATTATGGATTCAATTTCTGAATCGTTAACGGTAAAAAAAATGTCGATTGTTTCCTTGTTCACATGGCAAATGTACTAAAATCCTCTCAACCAACGTAAAACATTTATTCGATACTTAAACATAAACGCCATTCCTAGCAAACAGCCTACTACAAACGAGATTAAACACAATAGAAATGTTTTACCTGACTGCCTTGTTTCGGTGCGCTCTGTGCGGTTCGTTTGGCGTATATCCGTGCGCTTTGTCCTTGATTGTGTTCTCAGCGTTTTGTTGTCGTCTTTGAGTTGCTTTGTGCGCTCCTTTTCCAATTTCAGTTCGTGCCTAAGTTGGTCGCGTTGTGCCTTGTAATCAAAGCGGCTTTTCGGGTTAATCGTTCGCGTCTGAATGATTGTATCTCTGTACTCGATGCGCTCAATTATGGCTATCGTGTCACCATCGTGGTAAATGGTGTCATACGTCTTGAACGGTATCTGAATCGTGTCATTGAACTGCGTCCAGAAATTAGGGTCTTTGCGCTCAATTTTCTGATAGTGCCATGCAGTTGAGCATGATGCGAGTATGGCAATTAGGATTATAAGTGTTGTTTTCATTGTGTTATTATTAAATGTTGTATATGCGCTAAATAATAGCGTGTATTTGTTAGTTACAGGAAATACTACGGAACTGCATAAAATGACAATATGTGTTCTATCATTGGCAGTGTCCATCCATCTCCTAATAGACTTCCTGATTCTTCTTCTGAAAGTATATCGCAATAATTGTCTGTAAACCCTTGTAATCTACACATCTCTATTTTTGAAAATACTCTCAATTTATCATTTTCTATTATTTCACAATAGCTACCAAAATCAACTCTATTTTTTAAAAACTTTTGTAGAGCAATTTCACTTTTAGGACAAGCACCAATATACCTTTGAATAAGTGCATTTGATTTTTCTTTAGTTACTTTCCCACTTAAAATTATATCTTGTAATTTTATTTTTAAGTCTTTTGGTTGTGGTATATCAGAAACAGTATCAAACATCGTTTCTTTTGTCTTTATATTAGTCCAATAGTACCTATCTCTTAATTGAGCAGTTAGCAAACTACTATTTATTCTAACAGGGTAAACTCCTAATGCTCGGCTCATAATACCTACATCTAATTTATTAGCACTTCCTACATTCTCTTGTAAAAATTTAACATTGGGGTTTAAACTTTTGCAGTGGTTATAAATATCTACAAACGTAAAAAATAAAGAAGATTTTTCTCCGTTTATTCCTGCTCTTTTTCCTGATGAACTTAAATCTTGGCAAGGGCTACCACTTCCTATAAAGTCAATAGTACTCCAATCAATATTCCATTCTCTCCAATTTCTAATATCTCCAACTTGTATCACATCAGGGAAATGATGTTGTTGTAATTTGATAGCATAGGTTTTAATTTCACTTGAATAGTAGTTATTTACTTGTATTCCTAAATTGTGAAATGCTTGTCGTAAAGTTCCCATACCATTGAAAAGAGATACTACATTGATACCCGTACTTCCTGTAACAGCACCTACACGCAAAAAAGGGCTTTCGGCTTCGTCAGATAGTTTTGTGGTTATATTTAAGTTCATTGCTTCGTATTAAAATATGTGGTTAAAATCCCTTTCAGCGTGTAGCTGCAAATCGTTAGCAGAAATAAAAATTACTACTGCCTCCAAAACCAATTACCTTTTAAGTGCTTTCTACCTTCTGGATAAAATTCTGCTTTATCAAAAGCTATCCACCATAATTCAAGTTTCCAAATAAAGAAACGTCTTTGTGCTACATTTAATTCTAACATATCCGTAATTTTTACCTCGTATATATGCAAAACGTTATCACTACTCAATAACCAAATTAGGTTTACCCAACGCATCTCTCACTTCTTGCAAGGTCATTGTTTCGTGCTTCGGTCTGATATACTTCCAAGCCAATAGGTTTGGAATATCTGATGTTTCGCAGTAATAAACGCCCTTGTGTTCAAATATAAATTTGTAGTCATGTTTAAACCAAGTTTTACCATCGTCACAAACCTCAACATATTCTCCAACTGTTGGTGTCCATTCGTCTTTAAGTTCTTTTTTCATTTTTTGTTTAGTTTAATAGGGGGAGTTTTTACGCTCCCCGTTTTGGTTTAAAAAGGCAAATCATCGTTTTCCACGTCCGCGACTGTAAGCCCTCCGCTCGGTGCTTGTTGGTCTTTTTGATATGGCTCAGAAATCTTAGCGCTAAAGAATTTTTTACCTGCTTTTGAATCTTTAACCCAAAGCGCTATTTGCTTATCCACTCCATCGACATTGATTGTGCCTCGATAATCGGGCTGCGAGCCAGTCTTTTGCTCGTTCTTGAAAATTGCACCAGTATTGGTGTTGTCGTAATTACTCATTGTTTATTGATTTACTTGGTTAATAATTCACTCAAACGCTCCAAATAATAGCTATTAGCCAACTTGTAACGCTCTTTTATTTCATTTTCGAGTTGTGCGTCCCGTTCAAACCAAACCGTTGTTACACGTCTTGATTCGGGTATGTTATCCACATCATGCAATTCGAGGTTGTCCCACGGTTTCAAATAGTCATCATCAAACGGTGTCGAAATCATGCAATAGTCAATAGACGCTTTTGGCTTGTTACACATCATCATGTACGCTCTTAATTGCCATTCATAACCTGCTGCTTTGATTTGCTTTTCGGCATCTTCTTTAAACGCTGGAAACGTATCTAAAGACCAACTTGTTTTAATGTCCCTAATATGGTCAATCGCTACAATGTCAGGTGTGCCGCTTAACCAATCTTCAAAATAGAAACGTTCGGCATTCTTGAAATACATCGCATCGGCTACATTGTTTAATAGTTCTAAACTTACGTGCTCCAACTCCGTACCTTTACGCATCTGAGGTGTTTCAAATCGTGATGAATAACCAAAGACTTCCTGCTTTACCTTGTCTTTAATCCACGACTTTGTGGTTTCAGACAGCAACTCCGATTTTGTTTTCGGGTTTGTCATCATGCTGTGTAACTCGCTTGCCCTAACCTTTAGATTCATCACAGTAAGTTTTATATGCTTGTTCAACATCGGACGTGATTGTGTAAATTTCTTTGATTTGCTCAATCGTTGCCCCTGCTTTGTACGCTTTCTCAAAGTTATCCTGAGTAAACGATTTTTTAGGTGCTATTGGTTTTGGCGCTACCGTTTCAATTCTAAGCGCATCATGTACTTCACCAAATGCTTTTACCTGCTTTACCGTAATTGTAACCTGCTTACCAACCCAATCTTCAATATAGGGCGTGTTTAGCGCTTTGGCAACCGCTCTTACGTTGGTATGGTTCAAAATCATAGGCTTTAATGTTGTGAACTCTAAAACCGCCTCAGACGTGCTTTGCCCTTTATGGTCAACTACTTTGTCAGTCTTTGCGCCTTTGATTGTTAATACCAATTTACCGAACGTTCCATCTTCGTTCATTAAGTCCCATGAACCTAACCAGTTCGGGTCTTTGATTTTTCTAAAATGTGTCTTTTCCATCTTGTTTAGTTTTTGTTTTGGTTAATTAATGTCCCTTAAAGATAGGCTGCGTAAGTACATATGTACGTCTTCAATTCCTAATACTTTTTTAGCCTTAGCCTTTAACGCTTGGTTCTGCGATTCATTGAACGCCAATCTGTAAGCGTGACTTAGCTTTTCGCTTTCGGGCTTTGGATGCCGCCCTGCTGTTTTCTTGTTTGCCATTGTTATTTGTTTAATTTGTGCGTTATGGATGCGTCCCCCGTTTTGATTTGTTAAACTAACTCTTCAGTTAACTCAATGATTTCATCTTTGCAATCTTCAAGAATCATTAACACAACCTGTTTTTTAAAGTTGCTTAAGGCTCTTGAACCATCTTCTAAATCTGTATAGAAATCCCAAGCCATTGAATCGTTTGTATGCTTTCTCAAAGTGGTCATTTCACCATTGACTTCGATATCAAGAAAATAGTTATAAGAACCAGTAGCTTTTCTTTCCATGCCTACACTTGATAGGTACGCTTGTTCAACTCTGTTTGGCAAACGTTTTGCAACGTTGTTCGTGAAGTTTGCCGTGTTTTGAAATCCTAATGTGATTAATAGTCCTGAATTTGTCATCTTGTTTAGTTTTTTCGCCTTAACTCCGTTGCTAAGACGATACAAAAGTAACTAAATTTTTTAAACAGCAATAAAAAAAGTGAAAATAATTTAATTATTTTTATATCGACTTTACAAATTGATTAAACCACACGTACCAACTATCGAAGTCCTTAGCAATTACATACACGCCTCCCGCTGTTTCTATTGCTTGTTGGTATTCTTTCTGGTATTCGCTTTGACGGTCTTTGCCATATTTGACCTCAATCTTTACGGAGCGCCCTTTGATAGTCGCGCTAATATCCGCGCTTCCTTTTGTCCCAGTTCCTTTTATCCAACTTACGCCACCTATTTGACGTTTTCCTAATACGGTATCGACTGTTTTCGTTTTGTCAATACGTTTGCCCATTGTGTTAATTCTCTCGGCTTGAAAACCGCTAAACGTAAGAAAGTCAATAATTGATTTTGTCAAAGCGTTTGCGCTGTCATCATTGTACTTTTGTACGGGTATGCAATGCTCAGGAAAAGACGGGTTTCTATGCTTTTGCCATGCGTGGTGCATTGCTTGGAGTAGTAGTTTGTTGTCTTTATTCATTTCCTTCAATCTTTTTAACGATATTTATTACTTGTCTTCTTGATATACCTAATAATTCAGCCGCCTTACTACGATTAAATTCAGGGTCTTCTTGGTGCAGCGCTTGTATTTTATCATAGGTGGTCTTAGGCTGCAATATTACTTTTTTGAGGTCGTTTGTTTCGGCACTATCTATTTTGACTTTCTTAGCGTTGTTTACAAAATAGTTGCTTAGCTTTTCGGCTTTCAAAACGCTATCAGCGTCTATGTTAGATACTCCTTTGAAGTCTTCAAAAAACGTCTTAAACACATGAATCAGCAAAGCAAATCGAGGCACATACGATTTCTGTTTTGGGTACATCGACTTTAAATATTGGTTTTCTTCATCGTCGTTTTGATTGTCTGTAATACGGTTAAATATTCGCACCCATTCCTTTTTTGCATCTGAATCAAACTTAACACAAAACGCTTCAATTTCGCCCTCAAGCCTTTGTTGTGAACTCTTTACTTTTCTAAAAAACGCGGTTATTGTTTCGCTATACCAACGGATAGCATCGTAGTTCATTTCTTCATCGGTGTAGTATTCCACAACCGCCTCAGGATAGCTTAATAGTAGCCTATCTAAAAATCCATTTTCTTTTGTTTCCTCAGTCGATAGGTTGTTAAATATAGTCGGCTGAATACCTCCCAATACTGGCACAAACGGTTTATCTACAAACGAGCCCGCCCGCGTCATTCGGTTTACATTTACCGACTTACCACTCCAAGTTGATAGCCAAAATTCTAAGTCAGAACCAGCGCGGTATTTATTCATGTCTTTGAGCCATCCTGCTAATTCATCTTTAAACACACCTACTGCGTTATCCGATTGCTGGTGCATATCTACAAGCGCCTCCAGAGTAATATCGTTTACAATAAACTGCGACTTTTTAGGCTCTTCTATTTTGTAATTTTCACCGTATATTTCCTTTTGCTCTTTCTTTGATAGCTTGTTAAATTCATCAAACTCTTTGCGTTCCTCTAAGTACTTCTTTATTTCCTTGTTGTTTATCTTTGTTAATGGGAAAATCATTCTATCAATTGAGGGTGTTTTACCTATACCCGCTTGACCTACCAATGCAAGCCAAACGGTTGCTTTTTCTCTCCATCCTGCTTTTACTTCAACCTCAAATGTATTGCCACAAACAACGGAAATAAGCCACAATAAACTACAACCCATGTAGTCAACATTCATTTGTAGTTTGTGCGAACATTCCTGAATATAGAACTGCATTTGCTCTGGAAATATATCAATAGGAAATTCGGTCTTTTCAATTACTGGCTTTTCAATTACAATAGGCTCAATCTCTTTAATCTTTGACTTTACCCTATCGCCAAAACCTTGCGAATACAATTCACTTGCAGCTATCGAAAAATCGCCTTTGTGATATTTGTAAGCGTATGCAGCAAATGGACTTATAAGCGTTTCGGCTGGGTAATCCGTACCCGTTGTAAACAGATACATACAACCGTTATCATTGAAAACATATCCACTATGCGCTGAAGTAGCACCATGTCTTTTGATTAACGTGTGCTTTGTTTTATAGCCATTCGTTACAATAAAGAAGTCATCAGGCACAACCACATCCAAAGCGGTGTTTTGTTGATTAAAGTCTTCCCAAGGTGTTAATCCATCGTTTTGAAATTCTCTCTTAGTTTCTGTTTTAATGCTTTCTTGCTTTGGCTCTTCCCAATTATAAGACTTCGATATATTCCAAAGCGTTTCGCGGTCTTCATCAGTAACGAAGTCCACATCAAAATAAGACATTTTATCGACTTTATTCTCAGGGTAAATAAATACATACCCACCAATGCCCCGTGTTTCAATTATTGCCTCTTTATGCCCTTTTAGTTTTGCTATTTTAGTATTACCTAAACATCGTTTTGACTTGTAAAGAATATGATACCCGCCTGACTTTGTTTTGTAAACTGCAAACTTATTATCAAAGTCATAAATCGACTCTCTCAAAGTTGTTATGTACTCATTCCAAAAACTTGACATTTCAGAAGGTGTGCTAAAAACTTTCAAATCGACATCAATAACCTCTAAAAATTCAAACCCAGTTATGATTCCAATGCCTTGCACATTTGGGTCTTTTAGTCGGGTTGTAAGTTGGTCGGGTGTCATCTTCTCAGATTGTAACTCCTTCCATTTACCAACTGGCACTTTATTCTCACCAACTAAAAGCAATGAGAATTTTTGCAGAAATTGTAATGCTAATTTTTCATTCATATTATGACCGTTTTTTTTAAAAAGTAAAGCCCTCTAAAGTTCGCCACGGTCAAACAGCTTACTTTAGAAGGCTTTAAATAATTTCTTATTTTGTAATGACCGTTACAAGCGCAAATATAAAGAATTTTATTTAATTAAATACAAAGAAATTAATATTTTTTTAGTGTGAACTACTGTGAAATGATTTCACACCTAATTTCACACCTAATTTCACACCTAAAACTTAGTGTTTATAAGGGCTTCAGGGCTTAGTGTGAACTTTTTAGGTGTGAAATGGTAATTTTAAAAATATTTTTTTTGAATTTTTTATTTTAGGGGTGTGAAATGGTGTGAAGTTCACAGTAAATTTCACACCTAATTTCACAGTACAAACCAAAAAAAAGCGCCACTTAGGACGCTTCGTTAGTTACTCGCTCGGATTTTCTAAACTTATTTCTATATCCTTAAATTTACGGTAAATCTCGCCCGTAATTAATCCGTATTGATTAGCCTCGTCTTTATCCACGTTATCGGTGAAAGTGCGGGAAATCGCTCCGAAATGCTTAATAGCGTTATTTGTGTATGCTTTGACCGAGCCGCGAAAAAAGTTTGTGTTCTCCACGTCTTCGAGTAGCATAAGCAACACCTCCGCGCATAAGGTCACGCGGAGGGCTGTGTTGATGTCGTTAGGTGTTGGTGTCATATTAGTCTATTCCAAAATATAAAGCGCCCGATAAATCAATTTCGCCTTGTAAGTTTCTGAGCATTTCAATAATTTTGATTTTAGATTCCCTGCATAAATTGTAGCCATAGCGTTGATATTTATATGTCCGTTCGAAAGTGTTTACGGGGTGAGGTATGTTTTTCCAATCTCCATCAACAACAAGTTTCTTTTGGTGTAAGTCCTCAAAAAATCTGTCAACATACATAATTTTGTAGTTTACTCCACCATCTTCATTTTCTTGTCTAAAATAAGCTGCTTTGACAATGGTAAAATCAAAAATACGAAGTAAATCTTCAGGTTTACTAAATCTTGTTTTTACAAGTTCAACAACTGTTTTTGTTTCAACGTGCTTGTAAGCGTGGCAATTGTCGTTTGTGTAATGTTTTTGATATTCTTTGTTTTCTGAAAACAATTTATCGGCTTGTTTAAAGTCGTCTTCATTTTCAAAAAACACATCAACATCTCTAATCTTTTCCTTATTAAAAAGGTTTTTGAAAGCACCTCCAGCAATATAGCCTTTATGTCCCTCCATGTATTTATCCAATATTCTTAATCGAAAAAATACATCTCTGTCTGTCGTTTTAAATTCCATCATTTATTAGTTTAGTTTTGTTCTGCAAATATACAAAAATTTGTATTGCAAATTAAAAAAGTGAAAAATAATTTAAAGCATGTCGAAAATAGTTGTTTGGCTAATGAAGTCATCAAAGCGCTTGTTGCCTTTCTCGAAGTATTCGGGGTCGAGTTCAAAAGCTGTAAAATCCAACCCGTGCTTGTGTGCTGCTATGCGTGAAGATTGACTGCCTAAATGCGTGTCAAGAATTTTGAAATCAGGCTTTGCGTAGTTGTGAAATATCCAATCGTATAATTCTATTGGTTTGGCTGTTGGGTGAAATTTCTTTGGTGCGCTTGTGTTGCCAGATATATTTCCGTAATACCTAAAATCAAAACATTTTGCGGGCTGTTTAAAACTTGTCCAAGCATATTCACCATCTGAAAAATTAGGCACTGGGTTTTGTTTGTACCAAAATATAAAGCATTGTGTTGGTGGCAAATCAAAGTAATTACCACCCCAAATAATTTGTTCTTTTGAAACCCTAAACAACTCATCAAAATACTCTTGTTCGGGTGGCTTTGTATCCCAAACCTTTTTACCGTTTTTTGTGTACCGTTCTTTTGTTTTTTTACCGCTTCCACCACGTTCATAAGCACTAAAGCCTATTCCGTATTCAGGGTCGACCACCCCCAAATCGAACCATTTATCAGGGTATTGTTTCATTCCCTCTATGCAGTCCATTAAGTGAACAACGCTGTTTTGTCTTTCGTGTTTCATATTCTAATTTATTTCAATTTCTACAATCGCGCTTTTCGTGTAGCCCGTGCGCTCGTACGATAAAATGTCAATCTTTTGTTTCCAGCGTGCGTTCATACAATCGTGTACTTCGTACCATCCTAATCCGCTAACGTAGATACTATCACCATAATCGTATTGACCGCCCCAGCGTGTAAGCATATCGCGGCTCAAAGCGCACCATTTCAGTTGACCAGAACGCAGCGCCACCGTGTCGATTCGGCTCATGTCGGCTGTTATAAGCGGCTCGGCATCACATTGGGCTGTCGTTGGATAGTAGTGCGAAACCGATACGAACGTGAACTGGAAGGTTATAATGAAAGGTAGTAAGGTCATGACTTGTTTATTTTAGAACCGTAAACCAATATGATTTGCCCATCTTGTTCAAAGCCCCTGAGCGGTCTATCCATCATTCGGTTGAAATAATACGTTGTTAGTTTGATATGGGCTGTTTCTTCTTGAATGCCAAACGTTTCAGCCATTTCAGTTTTCAAGTCGTTTATTTCATCATTCTGCAAGCGGTCGAATGCTGAGTGCATAAATTGAAACTGCTCACCGTTTTTGTCTAATACACGTTTTTTACGTTCTTGTTTCATGATTCTTGTATTTGTTGCATCCAAAATCCGTTCACCACTACTCGCGCACGTGTGATTGTGATGTCGAATCTTTTAGCAAAGTTCTGTATTACTATTTCCCTATGCTCGTCGCTGCTTAGGAACTCGGCAAAGTTGCCTATCCATTGTTCTTGTTTAGTTGTCATTGTTTAAAGTTAATGATTTCCCGTTTAACAAGTCATTAATATTTCCCAGCATGATATTCATGGCGAAAATAAATCCATCTGAAAACTGCGTTTGATATTTTTCAGCCTCAGCAATTTGACGTTTGATAGACTCTACTTGCATTTCCAAGTCAGATTTAATTGAAATAGCCACCTTGTTTTGGATACTCAT